ATTCAAAGCAATGTCCCTGTCTATTAAATTTCGAAAAGATATCAGCACTCTTCGTGATGCCGCAAATGGTAATTTTTATCTTGATGTAAAAAGCCCTAAACTTTATAAAAAAGTTAAAAGGTTTTACCAAAATGAAGGAGTTATATTTTCTGGAGAACCATTAGATGATTATGATATGTTAATGGAATATATTCTACATGATCTTGAGACTGTAGAAGTTTTATGAAAAGACACCGAGGGTATATAAAATCACTAACTCTCCTTTTTTGATATAATAAAAAAAAATGAAATTAATTAAATGAATCTACATTTAACTTATTTTGGAGATAATAATTTTTCTCCAGGTAAAAAAAGAATTCGCAGACAAGCAGAAAACTTTGGTATATTTTCTTCCATTAAAGAATATGGTGAGGATGATTTAAAGGATAATTCCTTTTGGAAAGATCATGCTCACCATATGATGCAAGAACGTATTTCTATGCCAGGAAAGTTTTATGGGTATTATGCCTGTAAACCATACTTTGTGGAAAAAGCACTAAATGAGATTGAAGAAAATGATGTTCTTCTTTATGTTGATTCTGGTTGTGAGTTGAATAAGAATGGCCTTCCAAAATTAGGGCAGTATTATCAAGAATGTTTGAATACGAATGGACTTTTCTTTTCATTAGATCTTCCCGAATGTCAATGGACAAAAATGGATACATATCGTAGAATTATGAAAGAAGATGATGAATATCTAATGACTAGACAAATCATTTCTTGTATATTTCTGTTGAGGAATAATTCAATAACCAGAGAACTAGTTGGAAAGTGGAAAGATATTTGTGTGGAAGAAGGTGGGCATTACCTTGATGATAGTCCTTCAGAACTCCCCAATGATCTTATCTTTAGAGAGAATAGGCACGATCAATCGATTTTATCTCTTTTAGTCAAAAATTATTCTAAAAAATATGACTTTACTTTTTATGAAGATGATACTTATGAAGAAATATGGCAAAAGAATGGTCTTGAAGGATTACCTGTAGGATCAGGACAGGCAAGAGTATGGAACACTTATGGGCGTGAGTTTCCTGTCTGGGCAACTCGAAATGGTCAATTAGATTTTACAAATTGTGAAGTATGAAAAAAGCACTCATTACTGGTATTACGGGACAAGATGGATCCTACCTTGCCGAACTCCTTTTGGAAAAAGGTTATGAGGTTCATGGAATCATTCGCAGATCTTCATCTATCAATACTGCTCGTATTGATCACATATATCAAAATATTAAATTACATTATGGAGACTTAACAGACTCGACTAATATAGTAAGAGTTATTCAATTGGTGCAACCAGATGAGATTTATAATCTTGGTGCTCAAAGTCATGTTAAAGTATCCTTCGAGATGCCTGAATATACTGCTGATGTTGATGCTGTGGGAACTCTTCGCATTCTTGAAGCGGTGCGTCTCTTGGGTATGGAAGACCGTGTGCGGATCTATCAGGCATCTACCAGCGAACTCTATGGACTAGTTCAGGAGACTCCACAGAAGGAGACTACACCCTTCTATCCTCGCTCTCCTTATGGTGTGGCGAAGCTCTATGGATATTGGATTGTCAAAAACTATCGTGAGGCATATGGAATGTATGCTTGTAGTGGCATTCTATTCAATCATGAATCTCCCCGTCGTGGTGAGACATTTGTAACCCGTAAGATTACTCAGGCACTTTCTAAAATTTCTGTAGGACTTCAAGATTGTTTGTATCTTGGTAATCTTAATGCAAGACGAGATTGGGGACACGCAAAAGACTTTGTAGAGGCAATGTGGTTAATGCTTCAACAAGATGAACCAGAAGACTTTGTGATTGCTACAGGTGTTCAGTATTCAGTAAAAGATTTTGTTGAAGAAGCGGCACCTTATTTTGGTATGAATATTGTGTGGTTGAATGAAGGTTTGGATACCGTTGGTTATGATAGAAATAGTAAAAAAACAGTTATTAGGGTCGATCCTAAATATTTTAGACCTGCTGAAGTAGAGACTTTGTTAGGTGATGCCTCTAAGGCAAAGGAAAAAATGGGTTGGGAACCCAAGACTTCTTTTAAACAATTAGTTGAGGATATGTGCATTTATGGACAGTGATAGTAAAATTTTTGTAGCAGGGCATCGTGGATTAGTTGGGTCAGCAATTATCCGACAATTAGAAAAACAAGGTTGTAAAAATATTGTAACTAGAAATAGAACTCAATTAGATCTTCGGATTCAAAATAATGTTGATGAGTTCTTTATAGAGGAAAGACCTGAGTATGTCTTTTTGGGAGCTGCTAAGGTAGGTGGCATTGGATACAACAAGCAAGTACCTGCAGATTTTATTCGTGAAAATTTGCAGATTCAAACTAATGTAATTGATAATGCTTATCGTAATGGATGTAAGAAACTTCTATTTCTTGGTTCTGCCTGCATTTATCCAAAATTAGCACCTGTTCCAATTAAAGAAGAGTATTTGATGACAGGTCCTTTGGAGGAAAATAACATTTCATATTCGTTGGCAAAGATTGCTGGATATATGATGTGTAAAAAATATACTGAACAGTATGGATTTCAAACTATTTCGGTTATGCCCAACAATCTTTATGGTATCAATGATAATTTTATTCTTGAACAATGTCATGTAATTCCAAGTTTCATTAATAAGTTTGCAACTGCAAAGGATAAGAATCTTCCTAATGTTAGTTGTTTTGGTGATGGAAGTCCAACTAGAGAATTTTTGTTCTCGGATGATCTTGCTGATGGTTTAATTTTCTTGATGAATAATTATTCCGATCCAGAGATCATTAATATTGGACCAAATCGTGAAGTAAGTATTAAAGAACTTTCTGAATTGGTTTCTAGGGAAGTTGGATATGATGGTGAATTGATTTGGGATATTACAAAACCAAATGGAACTCCTAGAAGAGCATTAGACACTTCTAAAATGAATGATCTTGGATGGAAAGCACCAACTTCTCTTGAGGATGGACTTAAAATTACAATCGATTGGTTCTTAAAAAATAGGAGCAATTATGTCAGAGTTTAAGTGGCCATTGATGAAAAATTCAATCTCATTTGGAGATAGAATTAGATTAGCAAAATTTGTTTTAACTTCTGATAAGTTTACTCAAGGTAAAAAAGTAGAACAATTTGAAAAATCTTGGTCTCAATGGTTGGGATGTAAATATTCTTTATTTGTAACTTCTGGAAGCACTGCAAATTTTCTTTTGATTGCTGCAATTATAGAAAAATATAATTTGCAACCAGGAGATAAAGTTTTAGTCCCTGCCTGCACTTGGGTTACAAACATTAATCCAATCATTCAGTTGGGACTGACTCCTATTTTTTGTGATATTAGTTTGGATGATTATAGTTTTGATATTTCAAACTTAAAAACAATTGCTAAAAATAATCAAGATATTAAAGTTGTATTTGTAACTCATTTATTAGGTATTCCATCTAAAGTTGAAGAATATAAAAAGATCCTCCCAAATTCTCTTTTTATTGACGATGTTTGTGAGTCTCACGGATGTTTAGATACTACTGGTGAACGTGTTGGAAAAAATAGTTTAGGTTCTACATTTAGTTTTTATTTTGGGCACCATATGTCTACTGTAGAAGGTGGGATGGTTTCTACTAATAATAAAGAACTTTATGATCTAATGAAACTTAAAAGATCTCACGGTCTTGCTAGAGTTTCTGATAGATTCGATGAGTATGCCCAACAGAATCCTGAGATACAGAAATCATTTTTATTTGTAAGTGATGGATATAACTTTAGGAATACTGAGTTTGGTGCAGTTCTTGGATTATCTCAGTTGAAAAGGTTGGATGCGTTTATTCAAAATCGTAGAAAGACCTATGATAAGTTTATTAAAATTGTAAATGCTAATGAAAATTTTTATCCAATAGTCTATAATAGTGGTAATAGTTGTTTTTGCTTCCCCTTTATTTGCAAAACCAAAGAGATAAAAGAAAAAATGATTCAACTTTTTCAAAAATATAAAATTGAATACCGTCCAGTTGTTGGGGGTAATCTGTTGAAACAACCTTATCTTAAGGAATATGCTATTACTGGAAAAATAAAAAACTTTAATGCCGATTTAATTCACGAAAATGGTGTGTATATTGGTAATAATCAATTTGTATCTAATAATGATATGAAATTACTTGCAAAAATTGTAGGAGAAATCTAATGAATAAGTTTGGAAATCTGATCGACGAGTGCATCAAAGAGACTATAGATGAAGTTCTTTCATGTAGAGAAATTCCTGATGTAGAGTATATTGAAACTGATAATCTTGGAGAAGTTGTAGAAAAACTTTCTATTCTTCATACCCGTATGTGGATGTTGGAAGATGCAATTCAGGAGGCAAAGACTGATGCTGAAGTTGCTGACCTAAAGCGTAAGATTGACATTTGCTTCAAAGTAAAACGACCTCGTTTGGTGCAGGCAGTTAATCTTCTTGTTGATAATGCAATATCACAAAGTAAATCTTTAAGAGAAGATTCTGTAAAACTTTATAAAGGTATTTGATTATGGACGAAGTTGTTATCTTACAAATGAATCATTTTGGTTCATTGCATAATGGGAAAACAATATTTTTTTCTCATATGGAAAGACTTCCAAAAATTTTTGATGAAATTTCTTCCTCTTACTATAAAAGTAAATTCTTCATTATCCACTAAAGTAAATAATTTTTTACCGGGAGAAAGCAATCATGCACCCATGCTATCTTATGACTATGAAATTTATGAACAGTTATATTCTAAATTGCCCATTGTTGTATTAGAATCTTTTGAACAATTGTATGATATTGATTTATTGAATATAAAAATACAAGAGCAGAGAGAAAAAAAATATGATAAAAATTTATTAAATTTTAACTATTGGAAAAATAAAATTCTAAATTTAGAAAAAGAATTGATTAATTAAATTTATGAAATATATTCATCATCATCTTGGATTGGGAGATCATATTATTTGTAATGGTATGGTTAGATATTTTTATAAAAAATATAAAAATATAGTATTATTTTGTTACACGCATAATTATGAAAATGTTCATTATATGTATCGTGATTTGAACAATTTAGATATTATAAATTTTGATAGTGAAAGAGATGTAGATATATTTGTTGATAATAATAAAATAGTGAGGGATAATTTAATTAAACCTACATTTAGCACTTTGGATTCTCGTTTTAGTGGGATGACCTTCGATGAATCTTTTTATTGTCAAGTTGGATTAAATTTTAATGTTCGTTTTGACGACTTTTATTTTGTTAGAGACATTAAAAAAGAAAACAAAGTTTGTGAAAAATTAAATCCAAATGGAGAAAAATATATTTTTGTTTTAGATGATCCAAAAAGAGATTACAATATAGACATGAATAAAATTACAAAAAAATATAAAGTGATTTATAATGATTTGGAATTTAGAATGTTTGATTATATTAAATTTTTGGAAAACGCAGAAGAAATACATACAATGCAAACCGGGTTTTTAGACTTAATAAATTCTTATAAAATGGAAAAACCAAAAATTTACAGGCATAATTATATTAGAAATTATCCAGAATCTATTTACTCAAAAGGATTGAATGCAATAATTGAAGTAGATTGAAATTAAGTGCATATATAAGGTGTGATTTAAGTTTTTTTTGTATATTGAAATTATGGAACACATTTATCAACAACCACAATTTGGTGAGGATTGGTTTACCTATCCTGAATTTTATAGTCAAATAGTAGATAGATTTTCATCTGGCAGCAAATTTGTTGAAGTAGGATCTTGGAAAGGAAAATCTTCCGCATATATGGCAGTAGAAATTGCTAATTCAGGTAAAGATATTGAATTTTACTGTGTTGATCATTTTTTGGGAGATGAGGGAGCAGGGTGGAATTCTGATTTGTATGAAATATTTACAAACAATATGAAACCAGTTGAAGCATATTACAAAGTTTTAAATATGCCTTCACTAGATGCTGTAGAAAAATTCGAAGATGGAAGTTTAGATTTTGTTTTTATTGATGCATCTCATGATTATGAAAATGTTAAAAAAGATATTATTGCTTGGAAACCAAAAGTAAAAAGTGGTGGTATTCTTGCTGGGCATGATTATAACAATTTCCACCCAGGAACTATTAAAGCGGTCGATGAGTGCTTATCCGGTTATGATATGAAAAATTTTAAGGCAGATCCTAATCCCCCATATTCAACATATCATTGTTGGATATATGAAAATATTTAATTCTATTGATGGAAGTTATGAAAAAAATACTGTATGCTTTGAAAACTACAAAAAAATATGAAAGTAGGAGAAAATGTCAATCAGAAACTTGGTTATCTGGAATAGAGGATTATATTTATTACTCAGATCATGAAGATTTGGAGAATAATGTAATTTTTACAAGTCATGATGATACCTATCAAGGTTTGATGGAAAAATCTTTATATTTTTATAATAACCTTGGAAATATTTTTTTAAATGAATCTGGTAAAAGTATACTTGATTCATATGAATGGATTTTTATTGGAGATGATGATACCTTTGTAAATACAAAAAAAATTGAAAACTTGCTATTAACTTGTGATGATAATTGTGCTTACGGTTATCTTATGAGCCAAGAAAAAGATTCAAGAAATATGGTATGGCGTGATTTCTCACATGTGTGGAGGTTAGGTGAAAATTATTTTTCTGGCGGAGGTGGAATTTTAGTTTCAACAAAAAGTTTAAAAAAAGTTAATGAATTTGTAGATTATGGTATAAACACTGCATTTGAAGACTGTACAATATCATTAAATCTTTCTCGCAATGGTATAAACTTAATTGATTGTGAATTTTTTCACTCTACAGTTCCAGAATATTTTGGACAAACTGATGAAGATATTGTAAATAATATCACCTATCATCATATTTCTGAAGACAGAATGTATACACTATATGAATATTTAAAATGATTAGTTATGAAAATTATCATTCCAATGTCTGGTATGAGCAGCAGATTTTCTACTGCTGGATACACTATACCAAAATATCTCATTGAGGTGGATGGTAAAAAAGTTATAGAGCACATTGTAAATTTATATCCAGAAGATTCTGAGTTTGTTTTTATTATTAATGATAAACATAAAGAAGAAACTGACATTCTTAATATTTTAGATAAGTTAGTAAAAAAGAAAACAATAGTTACAATACCCAGACATAAGAAAGGTCCTGTTTTTACTGTTTTGGAATTTAATGATCTAATTAATGACAACGAGCAAGTCATCGTCAACTACTGTGATTTTTCAATGTACTGGGATTACAAGCACTTTAAGGAGTTTGTTGATGAAACTAACTGTGATGGGTGTGTAGTTTGCTACACAGGATTTCATCCACATATGTTGGGTAGTGATAACTATGCTTTCTGTAAAACCGATGAAAATAACAAAATATTAGAAATACGTGAGAAGCAACCTTTTACAGATGATAAAATGTCTGAGTTTGCCTCTACTGGATCTTACTATTTTAAGAAAGGAAGTTACATCAAGAAATATTTTAAACAGTTGATAGATGAAGATCTTAATATCAATGGTGAGTATTATGTAAGTCTTGTTTATAATCTTTTAATTCATACTGGTTTAGACAATAGGGTTTATGAAGTTCCTTACATGCTTCAGTGGGGAACTCCATTTGATCTTGATGTTTACAATAGTTGGTCAGATTATTATTGCAAAGCACTCAAGGGACAAAAGGAAGTTCGACTTAAAAACTGCACTCTCGCACTTCCAATGGCTGGAGAAGGTAGTCGATTCTCTAAGGAAGGATATGATCAACCAAAACCATTCATTTGGGTAAATGGTAAGAATATGGTTGAGCAAGCAGTTCGCTGCTTACCTAAGACCGATGATATTATCTACGCTTGTTTGAAAGGTCACAAATCTCCTGGACAAAATACTGTATGGATTGATAAAGTATTGGAGGGTCAAGCATGTACAACTGAACGAATAGTTAATGTATGCGATCCAGAATTATCTATTTTAGTTTCTGCTTGTGATAATGGTGTCTTTTATGATGCGGATAAGTTTTTAGAGTTAGTTAATGATGATACAAATGATATTATTGTTTGGACTTATAGAAACAATTATACGAGTCATCTACAACCAGAGGCATATTCTTGGGTTAATTGTGATAATGATGGAAATGTAAGTCGAGTTGATGTTAAGAAGTTTACAGGAACTGACCCAGTAAAAGAGTTTGCGATTACTGGAACAATGTTTTTCCGTTCAAGAGAGATCTTTCTTCGTTCTTTAGAATCATTATATAAAAATGATAATAGAACAAATGGTGAGTTTTATGTAGATAGTATAATAAATGAAGCAATAAGTTTGGGATATAAAGTCAAAAACTTTGAAATAGATAATTATATTTGTTGGGGAACTCCTAACGACTTAAAAACTTATGAATATTGGCAAAGATTTTTTGATAAAGTTAAATGGCATCCCTATGAATACGCAAAAGATTATTTTACCAATTGAATACTGGAACTCTGGAAGAACAAGACTTATAAAAGACAAAGATGAAAATGGTAGAGATATTGAAGTTGCATATTTCTTTTCCTGTCAGTTCACCGGTCTTTCAAATCATTATCCACAACCACTAATCTATTCACATCAAACTCATAAACTTCATCTTCCAACCAAGGAAATGTTTATGTCCCTTGGTCGTGGAACCGTTTATGAGAAAATGATGGAATATGATGTAGAGCATCCATTTCACTTCAAGAACTTTTGTTCAGTTCCAGTATTTTACTTTGTGTATAATATGGCAAATTATTACCATTTCATCTATGATACCTTGCCATATCTATATTCATACTTCGATGAGAAGAAAATTAATCCAGATCTAAAACTTCTTGTAAGTCCACCAGAGGGTAAAGACAATTTGTATCCTTTCGTCTGGGAGTGCCTGGAACTCATAGGAATAGGTCCAAAGGATGTGGTGTTTCTAAACCAAGAAACTCTATATAACACGGTTGTAGTGGGTTCATCGTTAACTCACAATGGTCTTTCAAATACTCCCCCACATTCAAGAGTCTTTGATATCATCAATCGTATGAAGGGTGAATGTCAAGGACCAGAAAAGATATACATCTCACGTAGAACTTGGTTGCACAATAACTTTGAAAATATCGGCACTAACTATACTGAACGTCGTCGTTGTATGAATGAAGATGAAGTTGCAGAACTTTTTAAGTCCCATGGATATGAGGAGGTCTTCTGTGAAAATATGACGATGAAAGATAAGATTGGTTTGTTTAATTCGGCAAAGTATGTTGCTGGTCCTATTGGTGGTGGTATGTGTAATGTAATCTTCTCACCACCAGAAACAAAAGTCATTTCAATTAATAGCCCTTTATTTTTTGATATCAATACTCGTTTTGAATACTCAATGATGCATACTCAACTTTATCATTTTAATGATACTGAGTTTATAGAAAAAATAGAAGAAACTATTGAGAGTGACGGTTCTCTTTCTATTTCTGGTGGTTTAAACTCACCTTGGGTGGTTGATCTAAATAAACTAAAAACATTTATTAACTATGTCTGAAATACTGGAACTAGCAAGAGAGATTAGTGATTATACTATTTGTGGTGAGGGTAATGTTTCTGTAAGAGTGGATGAAAATGCTTTTTTAATTAAATCAAGTGGAACAAGTCTCCATACTTTATCCGAAGAAGATTTGACTTTGTGTAATACTAATGGAGCACAGATAGAACTTTTACATAAAAAACCAAGTATTGAAACTTCTTTTCATGCTTGGATTATGAAAACCTTCCCAGAATTAAATTTTATTGCTCATACGCATCCATCACACACTACAAAAATTCTTTGTTCAGAATCTATTTACGAATTTGCTGAACATAGATGGTTTCCAGATCAAATCGTTAGAAACGGAACAAAGTCTTGTGTAGTTCCCTATGCTCCACCTGGAGAATCAATTTTAAAATTAGTTAAGGAGCATGTATCTTGGTTTGTTGATCACGAAGGATTTTTTCCTAAGTTGATTTTACTGCAGAATCATGGTATAATAACAGCATCTGCATCCAAAAAAAACTGTGCTGCTGCAACTTTAATGTGTGAAAAATCTGCTGATATTTTTGTGGGAGCAAAGTTATTGGGAGGAGTTAAATTTCTTACAAAACAAGAAGTTGCCGATGTTGATACTTGTCCAAATGAAAACTATAGGAGAAATATGTACCAATGAAAGTAATTTATGTTGATATTGATGAAACTATTTGTCATCGAGAAACTTCTGTGGATTTTGGAACAACTCATGATTATAGCAAAGCAAAACCTATTATAGAAAACATAGAGAAGATTAACAAACTATATAATCAAGGTCATACGATAGTTTATTGGACTGCTCGTGGTAGTAGGAAACAAATTGACTGGACCGATCTAACCACAAAGCAACTTTCTGAATGGGGTGCTAAGTATCATGAGTTGCGGGTAGATAAACCATTTTATGATTTGTTTATTGAAGATAAGTCGTTGAGGATTGAAGAACTGTGATTATTATTTCACATCGTGGTAACATTCGTGGACCAATTCCTGATAAAGAAAATCGTCCAAGTTATATCGACTGTGCGATTGGAAATGGATATCATGTGGAAATTGATGTTCGTTCAATTAATGGTGAGTTGTGGTTGGGTCATGATGAACCACAATATAAAATAGATCATAACTGGTTGGATAAGCGTAGGCACTATCTTTGGTTGCATTGTAAAAATCTTGAAGCAGCAAAAGAATGTTGGGTGTATCATTCTTTTTGCCATACTAAGGATCCGTTTACTTATACAACAACTGGAAAGATCTGGTTGCACGATCTTTCTTTGAATATTGATGACAATATAATTATTCCATTAATATCTTTAGATGACACTGTTAGAAAGGTAAATGGATCTCCTTATGCTATTTGTACTGATTATCCACATAATATATACTGTAGTTTAATATAACATAAAATGGAACATATTTATCAACAACCACAATTTGGAGAAGATTGGTTCACTTATCCTGAATTTTATAAACAAATGGTGGAAAGATTTTCATCTGGCAGTAAGTTTGTAGAAGTTGGATGTTGGAAAGGAAAATCCTCATCTTATATGGCAGTAGAAATTGCTAATTCTGCTAAAGATATAGAATTTTATTGTGTGGATACTTGGGATGGAAGTAAAGAGCATTTAAATGGAGATTTTGATTTGAACAGTCTTTACGAGATATTTACAAATAATATGAGTTCTGTTAAAGAATTTTATATTCCAATTAAAATGACATCAATTGAAGCATCGAAAACATTTGAAGATAATAGTTTAGATTTTGTTTTCTTGGATGCTTCTCATGAATATGAGGATGTTAAAGAAGATATACTTCACTGGTTGCCTAAAATAAAATCTGGTGGTATTTTTGCAGGTCATGATTATGCTCCTTCATGTGGTGTTTATAATGCTGTGAACGAATCTCTTCATAACGTTTCTTCATCTCCGAAAGAAATATGTTGGATTTATAATGTTGTTTAATTATTATGATTACTAAAAAATATATTAGACAACATTTGGGATTAGGAGATCATATAATTTGTAATGGTCTTGTTAGATACTTTTGTGAAAAGCACATTGATGTCGTACTTTTTTGTTCTAGCATATTCTATGAAAATGTTAAGTATATGTTTAGAGATTTAAAAAATTTAGAAGTAATATTTTTTGAATATCAACCTGGAATTTATGAATTTACTTTTGATGATGGAAAAAAAGTTCAATATGATAATTTAGCGGATGTTGAAATACTTAATTTTCTGCAAAGGAATGGGGTAAATTTTGAGGAAGATGTAATCAATATTGGATTTGATGGTCTAGGTAAATTCAATACAAGATTTGATTTAGCATTTTATAAAATGCATGGATTTGATCCATCTTTCAGAATAGATAATTTTTATTGTGAACGTAATGATGAGCATGAAGATTTTGTTTTTCAACATTTAAATCCTAAAAACGAAAAATATATTTTTGTGGTAGATGATGATAAACATCATTTTGGACCATTAGTAATCGACGAGAGTATTCTTCCTAAAGATTATAAAATTATCAAGTATGATAAAACTTTGAATTACGATGATAGTCGATTTTTAATGTTTAATTATAGAAAAATTTTAGAGAACGCTGAAGAAGTGCATATGATTCAATCTGCATTTTCTGAGTTTGTAAATTCAATTAGGTTGAAAAAACCTAAGATATATCTTCATTTATATCTCAGAGATTATACAGACGGACTTCCTATTTTGACTAAAAATAAAATTAATATTTTAAAATAACCTCATTATTATGAGAGATATATACACTAAACACTATATGAATATTTGAAATGATTAGTATTGTAACGGGAACATTAAATCGTGCTGGATTACTTCCAAATCTAATTAAAAATACAGTTTTATCTGATAGTAGATTGGAACTTGTATTGGTTGATGGGGGAAGTTCTGATGGTACAATTGAATATATTAATGAATTAAATCACCCACAAATTAAACTGATTGAAGTTGGATGTAGAAGTTCTTATCCACACTTTATGAATCTTGGTATTAAGAATTCTTCTTATGACATTATTTGTCAGTGGAATGATGATGTCCTTTTAGTTAATGGTTGGGATGAGGTCATTTTAGAAATTGAAGATGAATATGATTTTTATTTGTTTAATTGGAAGTACGGATCATTGGAGAATATAAAGGACCAAAATTGGATAAATGGTTTTGACCAAAAAGACGGATGGTGTTTATATAATGATGCTAAAGTTGGTGGACAAATAGTAATGAATTATGGATTATATCGTAAAAAAATCTTTAAAGAAATAGGAATGTATAATCCAGATTATCAGTACTATTGTGCTGATGGTGATATGTCTTACCGTGCATATCGTTTTGGATATAGGGATAAAGATTTAAAACATATAAAAGTATGTTCTATTCCAGCACAAAAAGTGGCAAATTCATATCCTGGAGATAATGAACTATACAATAAAAATATGAATTTGTATCAACAAAAAATACTTCCAGAAATTATTGAACTATTATGAAAGTATTATCTTTTTGTTTATTTGATAGTAGTAAATATAAAACTCAGCATGACTTTGGTAATATTGAAAAGTATGTTTTGGGTGCGGTTAAAAATGCTTTGATAAAAGATGATTATTTTCCAGATTGGGAAATGAGAGTGTATTGTGACAATGATCTTAGTAGTGATAACATTAGAAAATTGGAAAAACTAAATGTTAATGTTATTAATATAGAAGATCAAAATGATGGTATATACTATCCAAAGTATGAAAATGCTAATACAGTTTATGGTATGTTTTGGAGATTTTTACCTGCCTCAGATTTAAATGTAGAATATTTTGTTTCTAGAGATTGTGATTCTCGTTTTTCTGAAAGAGAAGTTTGTGCTGTAAATGAATGGGTTGAATCTGGTAAACCATTTCATATTATACGGGATCATCCAGGAGGTCATGCCTGGGTTATTAATGGTGGAATGTGGGGATGTGTTGGTGGATTTATTGAGAACATAGATCGATCTATTGAAGATTTTTTGAATACAACAAATTGGTCTCATCAACAAGCTGCCGATCAAAAATTTTTAGAGCAATGTATATACTCAGTTGTTAAAGATCATGCTTTAATTCATGATGAATATTTTAATTATGAGGAAACTGCAGTTCCAATAAAAAGAGATAGAAAATTGGATGATTTTGCCTTCATAGGAGAACCATTTGATGAAAATGATATACCATCAGGTAATCACCGTGATATGATCAAACAACGTTATATGTGATTTTATGAAAAAACAGTATAATTTAGTTGGTGGTGGATTTAATCATTATGATAATGGTAACAAGGCATCTTCAATTTACAAACACGAATCTAAGTTTATTGAATGGGTAGATTATCTCTTGTAGAAATCTTTGATCTACTGCACGATCTGTAACCCAAGAACTTGTTTGAATATAGTGATCTATCTTTTCTTTAATATTTTCAATAAATCCTCCTTTTGCTCCCCACATTCCGGCACTAATTTCCCAGGCGTGTCCTCCAGGATGATCTCTGATAATATGAAAGTCTTTACCAGAAGCAACCCATTCTTCTACTGCTACCACATCTCTTTCAAAGATACGAGAATCACAATCTCTAGAAATAAAATATTCCACTCCTTCTTCTGATGCAGGTGCAAAACGCCACATAGCATTACATACATTCTGATCGACTTTAGTATTAATTAAAACAACATTATTTGCTTCCAGTTGCTCTAATATATAATTAGGTACAGAGTTATTATGATAAACTCTCATTTGCCAATCGGGATAAAATTTTTCTCTAACTTCAGAGTTTTTAATTGCTCCTATTGTATATTTGGGATTATCCCCGTATAATGAGAATGAAATGACTTTCATAATAACACAAAATCTTTATTATATATGAGAATATTCTAACATGATTTTTACTAAAAACTTTATTGAATTAAAAAATGAAGATATTATCCATTCATTAAATACTGATGGATATTTTTCTGTCGAAAATGCTCTCACAGAAGATTTTATTTCTAGTATTGAATCGGATGTTGCTGATCATAGATTTTTAACCAATTCTAATATTTTAAGTGGTGGGTACACAATCTCACAATATTTTTTAGTGAATATGCTTGCCTGCTCTCGGGCATTTTTTAGTTATTGCACTAACTCGAAAGTGCTTGATATTTGTGAGGGTTTGATTGGAGACCTGTTTAGATTAAAAGCACTTCGATATTATGAGAGTTATGTCAGTACTAGAATGCAGTGGCATACTGATAGTAAAACAAGCGCAGGGTTTGCACCTATACCAGGGTTAATCTTTATTGCTTATATTACGGATGTTTTTGATGGTGAGTTTCAATATGTAAGAGGATCGCACGAATGGTCTTCCGATAAAATGCAAAATGATTTTTCGGAAAATTTTAATTCGAGAGACGTTCAAAGTTTTAAAATGCCAAAAGGTTCTGTGATTATTTACAATACTCATGGCATTCATAGGGCAAAACCATCTAATTCTTCCAACTTCGTAAGGAAAAGTTTGTTTTTTCAGGTAGATGGGAATGATAATTCTGAACCACTTATAATCAATCCATCTTTTATGACTGAGTTTGGTGAGAGAGTTAAAATGTATTTGGGATTTGGTAGAAAAGCATCTAACACTCCCTTCCCACATACCGACGAAACAACCATTCCAAATTTTGAGTTAAAGAACTTGGTTTCTAGAATTGGATATAATAGAGTAAGGTCTATTCTTTGATAATATATGAAAAATAAAAAACAGTATAATTTAGTTGGAAGTGGGTGGAACCATTATGATAATGGCAATAAGGGATCTTCAATTTACAAACAGGAATCTAAGTTTATTGAATGGGTAGATTATGGTGCAGACGAAACATTTTATGTAGATCATGCAATCAGTCTAGCATTTGATGATGAATATAGTCTTAAGAAATATGCCTGGTTATTAGAATCTGCAAATATCTATCCAGAGATCATTCAAGATGTGAAGCGCAATTATCTGCATTATGTGAGAGTATATGATGCAATTTTTACGCACAATCAAGAACTTCTAAATCTTCATCCAAAGTTTAAGTTTGCTCCTCTTCAAGGAAGTTGGATTCCGGAACCAAAACTTTATGAGAAGAGTAAATTAGTTTCTATGATTTGTTCCAATAAATCTATGTGTGCTGGACACAATCATAGATTGTCATGGGCACAAAAACTTCAAGATAAAGTTGATTTTTATGGTCGTGGATTTAATGAGATTGAAAATAAAGAAGAAGGTTTAGCAGACTATATGTTCTCGGTTGCAATTGAGAATGCAAGTTATGAAACCTACTTTACAGAAAAGGTTCAAGATTGTTTCGCAACCGGAACAATTCCAATTTATTATGGAGCACCGGATATTGGAAAGTTCTTTAATCCAAAAGGAATTATCACTTTAGATGATGACTTTGATGTTGATCTATTGACTTCGGAAATATATTATGATAGACTTGATGCAGTAAAGGAAAATTTAAAAATTGTAAAAGATCTTTTAATCAATGAAGATTATATCTACCAAATTTATTTAAAATCGGAGTAATTTAAAAATGCTATTAAATTTTAGAACTATTGTTCGCAAATATAGCATGAATGTTAAAGGTATCATTCATGTTGGTGCTCATAGGGGTCAAGAGATTGAAGATTATATTAGTTGCGGTGTGCAGGATATCATTCTTTTTGAACCATTAAGTTTGAATTTTAAAATTCTGGAAAAAAATGTTGGCAACTCTAATGCAAATATTTCTGGTCATCAAGTTGCATTAGGAAATGAAGAAAAAATGGTCACCATGTATTTGAGTGATAATGAGCAGATGAGTAGTTCTATTCTTAAACCAAAATTGCATCTAACTAATCATCCAACAGTAAAATTTAATGGAACCGAAGAAGTTGAAATGAAAAGACTTGATAGTTTTTCTGAAGAAACTCAAGGATTTAATTTCATTAACATGGATGTTCAGGGATATGAATTAGAAGTTTTGAAGGGTGGATCTGAAACTTTGAAACATGTTGATTACGTTTACTGTGAAGTGAATCGAGATGAAGTCTATGAGAATAATGCTTATATTGAAGAACTCGATGAGTTTCTTTCTGAATATGAAATGGATAGGGTAGAGACTGATTGGTCTGGTGGTATTTGGGGTGATGCCCTTTATGTGAGAAAAAAATAATGGCAATAGGTTATAATCGGTTAGGTTCAAATGGAAGACTTGGAAATCAAATGTTCCAATATGCAGGACTTCGTGGTATTGCTGCACATAAAGGATATGATTGGGTAATTCCACCTTTTGATGGATATGGCGATTCCAATTATGGATTATTTGATTGTTTTAAAATGTCTTCTGTAAAAGAGGAAAACTTTGGATATATTCGGGGGCAGAGTATTCAATCCGGATGCTTCCATTTTAGTCAAGAATTTTTTGATAATTGTCCCGACAATATAAATCTTCATGATTATTTTACTACTGAAAAGTATTTCAAAAATATTGAAGATTTAATCAGAAATGATTTTGAATTTAAAGATGAGATTTTAAATCCATGTAAAGAAGTATTTGATGATTTAAAAAATCCAATATTCTTGCATGTAAGACGTAGTGATTATATTAGTAGTCAGGTACATCATCCTTTGTGCTCTCTTCAATATTATGAAAATGCATTAAAATATTTTGATGAATCATCTCCAGTGTTAGTATTTTCTGATGATATTGAATGGTGTAAAGGACAAGATTTATTCTCTTCTGATAGATTCATGCTATCTGAATACCAAGAAAAATACCCTCAAAAGTCTGATACAAATGATGGAAAACAAAATGCATTAATTCCTTATTTTGACCTTTGTATGATGACTCTTTGCACTGGTGGTATTGTCGCAAATAGTACTTTAAGTTGGTGGGGTGCATGGTTAATCAAAAATCCAACTCAATCAATTATTGCACCTGATCCTTGGTTTGGTCCTGGATATAACCATTACATTATGGATGATTTATTATCAAAAAATTGGATTAAAGTTGAATCATGAACTTAACATTTTTAATGCCCTGTAGAATTGAGTCTGAAGATAGACTCAAAAATATCATAACTTCAATTAGTTATTTACTTTATCATTTTCCAGAATGTAAAATTATAGTTAAAGAACATGATATTCAATCAATCTTTGAAGAAAAGGCACTTCCTTATATTACACAGTTGTTTGGAAAAAAACCACAAAATTTAACTCATATTTTTGAATATGATTCTGATAGTTTCTTTCATAAGACTCGTATTTTAAATGATCTGTTACTAGAATCAAAAACTGAAATTGTTTATAATTATGATGTGGATCATCTTCTTCCAATAAGTAGTTATCACACTGCATATAATATGATCTCTCAACAAGGATTTGATGCTGTCTATTGCTATGGAGTTGGTGTTTATCAATGGTTAGTCGATTATCCTGTTGAAATGTTTGATAAATTTTTAAAATCTAAATTTGATTTAAACGTTCTTCAACCTGGATGTAATATTTGTCCATCTGTTATGGGATTGGGGCAAATGATTCGAAGGCAATCTGAAATTAATTCTTATATGTGGAATGAGAACTTTATGGCTTGGGGTCCTGAAGATTGCGAATTCCTTTATAGGATTCAAGTTATGGGATGTAAGGTTGGCAGAGTCAACGATATGTGCTATCATTTAAATCATGAGAGAACATTTAATTCTCATTATCATAATCCAAAGTGGCAATATAATATGGATATGTGGAATCAAATTAGAACATGGGATAAGGAAACTCTTGTTAAATATTATGAAGAACAAAATTATGTAAAAAATCGGAGGAATCAATTAAATGTTAGCATTTAATTATTTGGGGCAACTTGGAAGATTTGGAAATCAAATGTTTCAATATGCATCCCTTAAGGGGATTGCTAGGAACCGTGGTATAAACTATTGTATTCCAAATAATTTAGATTCTATAGAATTATTTCGATCTTTTAAATTAGAAACCTTAAGATCTGAAAATATAGGTCTCTTGGATAATGGATATGCACCAGTTGCAGAAGAAAAATGTTTTCATTTTGATGAGATATTTTTCAATATGTGCCCCGATGAAATTAGTATTTTTGGATTTTTTCAATCTGAAAAATATTTCAAGCACATTGAAAATGAAATTCGTGTAGACTTTTCATTTAAAGATGAAATTCTAGAACCTTGCAAAGAAATGATTGATTCGGTTGGTCAAGCAATATCTCTTCATGTTCGCAGAACTGATTATTTGCATGATACAAATCACACAGTTTTAGATTTGGATTATTATATTCGAGCACTTTCTATGTTCGATAGTAATTTACCAGTTATTGTATTTTCGGATGATCCTGAATGGTGTAAAGAGCAAGAATTATTTTGTGATGATAGGTTTATGATTTCTGAATCTGAAAATAATTATATTGATATGTGTTTAATGAGTCTATGTGATAATCACATTATTGCAAATTCATCTTTTAGTTGGTGGGGTGCTTGGTTATCCAAATCTGATAATGTTATTGCCCCAGTTAAATGGTTTGGTAAGGGAAATATATATAAAGAAACGAAAGATTTAATTCCTAATAGATGGAGAAAAATTTAATGACAAAATCATTAGTAACTGGCGGAGCAGGATTTATTGGTTCCAATCTTGTTGATCGTCTTCTAAACCTGGGACATGAAGTTGTTGTAATTGATAATGAATATTCCGATGTTCATGAACAGTTTTATTGGAATGATAAAGCAGACAATCATGTATTAGATATTCGTGATTATAAAAACACTCGTCCTCTTTATAATGGGGTGGATTGTGTGTTTCATCTTGCAGCAGAAGCAAGAATACAACCTGCAATTGAAAATCCAATAGAAGCGGTTAGTATTAATTCTGTTGGAACTTGCACAGTTCTTCAATGTGCAAGAGAAGCGGGAGTAAAAAGAGTCATGTATTCTTCCACTTCATCTGCTTACGGAATGAATGTTCCTCCAAATATTGAAACTCAACTAGATGATTGTTTAAATCCATATTCAGTATCAAAGGTAAATGGTGAAAAACTATGTAAGATGTATACTGATCTTTATGGACTTAATACTATTATTTTTAGATATTTTAATATTTATGGGGAACGTCAACCATTAAGAGGTCAGTACGCCCCAGCAATTGGAATTTTTCTTCGCCAAAGAGCAGCAGGGGAAAAATTAACAATTGTTGGAGATGGAAATCAAAGTAGAGATTTTACTTATGTTGGTGATGTTTGTCGTGCAAACATTCTTGCCGCTACAACAGAAGTTGATAATGAAGCATTCGGTCAGGTTTATAATGTTGGAACAGGAAATAACTATTCTATTAATCAAATTACTAGAATGATTTCTAATAATGTTGTAAATATTGCTCCTCGTCCCGGTGAAGCAAGAGTGAGTCTTGCAAATAATCAAAAACTTCGTAAAACTTTTGGTTGGGAACCAACTATGAAACTTGAAGATTGGATTAATGGACAAAAATAAAGCGGCATATAAACTTAAGAATATTGCTCCTGTATATTATCTAAATCTCGATGGACAACCAGAAAGGCGACAATATATGGAAGAGCAGTTTAAGTACTGGGAGATAGAAAATTACACTCGTATCTCTGCCTATGATGGAAGAGAAGATGATCTGAGTGATATTATCAAAGGACGCTATCCTGATAATATGACAACCGGTGAGATTGGATGTACTACTTCACACCTTAAAGCACTTCGGCACTGGATAGAAACCTCTGACAGTCCTTATGCTATTATTATGGAAGATGATGTAGATTTACAACTCGTCAGATTTTGGGACTTCACCTGGTCTGATTTTGCCTCAAAGGTTCCTTATGATTATGATGTAATTCAACTTGCGATTATATGTACCGGAGATTTACATGTAAAACTTCATAAGAGATTTGTAAATGATTTTTCGACTGCCGCTTATATGATTACTCGCCATCATGCCGAAAAACTTTTGAAGCATCATGTGCGTGATGATAAGTATAAGTTGGATAATGGAGTTAAACCCAGAGCGGTTGCCGATGATTTAATTTATAACTCCGGTAATACCTTTTCAATTCCATTGTTCCTTTATAAGATTGAATTAGGTTCTTCTATACATCCAGAACACATTGATGTCTTTCATCGCCAAAGTCATGATGGTCTTCTTAAATTTTGGGAGGTGCAGGGGTGTGATTTAAAAATTGATGATATAATGAATTATGATCCATATCTGGGAAGAATAACGGAACCCTCTCCAAGACCTTCTTAACCAAGCAATTGACATCATATCCAAATTATGATATGATAAATAGGTTCTTGAGGTTCCTGAAAAATCTCTATTAACATTTCACAATAAAAAATTTATGTTTATTCGTTCTTTAATTGCTAGCACTGTTGCTCTGACTGCGGTTGCTCCTGCATTTGCTGCTCCTGCCTTATCAGATGTACAACCAACTGACTGGGCATATGGAGCAATCCAAAACCTCAATGCTCGTTATGGATGCCTTGTTGGTTATCCTAATGGCACCCTGAAGCCTGCTGCTGATGCTACTCGTAGTGAAGTATTTGCTCTGACAAATCACTGCCTTGATAACATCACTCAATTTTACACACAAGCAGACGCACAACTTGCTGCATCTCTTCGTGCCCAGATTGGAGCTACCAATAAGCGTGTAACCACTTTAGAAGTTGCTGCTGTAACTGCGACACAACGTCGTCAGTTAGGTGTTGGTAACTATGGTGGTATTGCCTTTTCTGGTAATGCTGCTAACTATCCAGGTGTAACACCATTGGATAATCGTGTATATGAGTCAGGTGTAACACTTCAAGGTCGTTTAAGGGCAGTAGAACTGGGTAATCAGTATGCTGTTTCTGCTCGCCCTTATGTAACCTTTACTTCCACTCCTAACTATGTAAGTGGTGGTGTATTCGGTGGTGGTCTTGCTACTCTGGATATTCCTCTCTCACGTAGGACTCTTGCCGATGGAACTAAAGTGTCTGCTGCTAACCTCTACGTTGGTGCTGGCGGTCAGGTGGGTGGCAATCAGAGTGCTGGTGTCGGTGTAGTTGGTGCTGAAGTATCAGTAGCAAAGAACATTGTTCTATTTGCTGATGCCAAAATCCCCTTTGCCGAAACTGGTGCAGAAACCTTTGGTTCTGTAAGGGCTGGTCGTGCCACTTATAACTACGGCAGTGGTCAAGGTTACAATGTAACGGGAACTGTTGGTGTAGGCATCAAGTTCTAATTTTGGTATGACAGTTACAACCGAAGACGGCAACAGACAAAATCTGTTTGCTGTCGAACCTAAAATGTACATTACGGAGAAAGACATGGAAGAACACGAACAAGAAACTTATGCTCAACGCGCAGAAAAATTAAATGGAAAATTGGCTATGCTGGGATTTTTAGCAGCAGTAGTCTCCTATTTGGTGACTGGAAAACTCTTTTTTGGAGTATTCTGAAACCCTAACCCAATTATCCTATACAAAAAGACTCTGTTCTATATAAGAATGGAGTCTTTCCTCTTTTTATGCCAAAAAATCAATTGACCAAAGACGAACTTAAGTGCTGGGTATTAAAATTAAAACAAAGTTTATACGAAGAAAAAATAACCCAGTATTCATCAGACCCCAAAACATTAGCAAATGTATATTTAGATAAAGTTCTAGAAAAAATCAACGAATTCAGATACTAAATATGTACTACACAGAAACTTTATTATTTTTTTGTGTGAGTATTTGCCTTATAGTTATAAAAATTGGTTACTTTAACGGAGACAAAAAATGAAAATTGACTTATATAAATTCTTTTAGTATAACCTTATCAACCAAGAGGAACAAACAAAGGACCTGAATCTCCAACAGACCGTTAAAACATATAACGATATTGTAATAAGATGTTATAAAGTTATGTATCAATATATTATCGAGTAACTGATTTCTTAACTAATGTGGTTCCTTCCACAACTCTTGTTGTGGTTTGGGTCGGACTTTTTATTAATACATCATAAAAATATTTTCCAGGTTTAATTGCGGCACTCACAGTTGCCGCAATTGAAATATTAACTTTACCTGTCGTTCTATCATTTCCAAATCCAACAACAAAATCTACAGTTTTAGATGATGACTCATATCTTTTCAGTTGGGCACATCCATAATATCCGGTTAGATTTAAAGGTAAATCTGTTAAATCATCTTCTAAAACAAAAGTTTGTTCAAAATCTGTTCCGGTATGAATGACAAGATTGGATGTATATACTGTCATTTATGTTTTTAATTATTTAGTTTTAAAAACATCCAGTTGAAATACCTGCTCTGACCAGAACATTACCTTCAACACCAATAGTTTTTGAAGCATTTGGTCTCACTAATAAGACATCATAAACATATCTTCCTGGTTTAATTGTTGTAGTGACCGTGCTTGCCATAGATATTCTTATTTTTCCATTTGGACGGTCTATAAAAGAGACTCCAAATCCAACATGGGAAAAACTTTCTGGGGATTTTCTCATAAAACAACTTGCACCAAAACCTGTAAGATTTACTGGTAATCCACTAGTTTGTTAGTTCAAAATTCTCAATAAAATCGGCACTAGTATTGATAACAAGATTTCTTACATATACTGACATTTAAGTGATAAGACTTTATGAAGTTATTTATCAATACCCCTTGACATTTATTCAAAATCTCTATAGAATAGGTTTGTTGCTTTTGAAGACAAGTTATATCAATAATACTCAGAGCTCTTAAGGACCAAACCGTAGATTCTTTCAGACTCACTCATATAAAAAGTTCCGCCAATATTTGTATTGTAATAATCATTACTGAATAAAACATTACGATTAAACTGTTCATAAGTTTCATAATAACTCATAGATTTCTTATGGGGACAAAGATATAATATTTCTCTTAAGAACTTATCTGGACCTAATAACTTAACATCTTCTTTGAGTTCATCACAAGATCCAAAATAATTCATCCAATCACTTTTTTGAGTTTTTCTTCTACCAGTCTTTCTGTCCTTTTGTCTTGTCCAGAAATGTTTTTTACCAATATATTTTTTATTATTTGTTAAATTTGTAATAATATAAACAAAGCCTTCCATCTTATTTGGAATTTCTATAAAATCTTCTCCGTTATATTTCCAGGACATTTTAAAATTTTATATAATTTATTTAGATCTCCTTTCACAAAATCTAAAACCTGCTATAATAGAAGAGACCAAAATTCACACTATGACGACTTTAGAACAAACCTTAAGAACCTCTCATGACTGGGCAGTGAATCGTATAAATATTTTGAATAAAAAAAATAATAATGCAGATGCAGAAGCAATTCGTTCAGAATTTAATGAATGGATG